GGCGTAGCCGACCACGCCCACGACTGCCTTCGCTACGCGGACGCTGCACGCGAAATTTTTAGCGTAAACATCGACCAACGCTGCGACGAACTCGACGGCATCCTGCCCGCCGCACAACCCCCACCCCACCGGAGCCCCAATGACCCCTGAAGAGGAACTTACGGCCGTGCAAAAGGCCATTGCCACCATTCTCAGTGGTGGTCAGGAGGTTGACATTGAGGTCAACCAGAACCGCCGCCGCATCACGCGGGCCAGCCTCAAGCTGCTTTATGATCGGGAAAAGGAGCTAAAAGCTCTGATTCGCCGCCAAAGCGGGGGAGGCATCATCCATGCAATACCTCGTTAAGGCTCAAAGGCCATCCCTATGGTCGCGGATGCGGAGTGTCTTCATGCCTTCGGCATGGAACGCGCTGCCAGAGGTCGATAACCCTTACCGCTCCACATCGCGCGATCCCGGATCGACCAGCGAATGGAACCCGCCCTCGTCCAATGCCGACGAATCGCTCCTGCCGGTCCTGGCCACCCTCCGCGACCAATCCCGCGATCTCGATCGAAACGAGAGCATTGCCCGCGGTGGACTCGAAAATTACGTAACAAACGTCGTGGGCGACGGTCTGCGGCCTCAGTCCCGCATTGATCACGAGCTGATAGGGATCACAGAGGAAAAAGCGCGGGAGTTCGAGCGTCGTGCCGAAAAAATATTCGCGCTTCACATGAGCAAAAATACTGCCGACTGGCACGGCACCGGAAACTTTGCCACCCTTCAGGCCCAGGTTCTGCGGGCCAGCATGCTTGATGGTGACTGCCTCGCGGTCCGGCGTTTTAGAAATCGCCCTGGTGCGATCATGGGAACGGCGATTCAAATCATCGAGGCCTCCCGCCTCCGAACGCCGATGGAAATCAAAGCTGACATCGACGTGCGGGAAGGGGTCGAACTCGACAAGACCGGCATGCCGATCGCCTACCATGTCGGGAAAACCGGAGCCGATCGCTTCCTCGGCAGCGAGACGGTGCGCGTTCCCCGCTTTGACTCGGAAGGCACGGCGGCCGCCCTTCACCTTTTCCACCAGCGCCTGCCCGGGCAGAGCCGAGGCGAGCCTTTCCTCGCTCCCGTCATTGGAAAGTTCAAGCAGATTTCCCGCTACAGTGAAGCCGAGATCGATGCGGCCGTCATCAACGCATTCTTTGCTGCGGCACTGACCAGCGACGTTGGCGGAATCTTTGGTGATCGCTCGAAAGCTCACCTTGCAAACCCTCAGACCAAGCCGCCCGAGCGCAAGCACCATAAGTTCGGCCCCGGCACGATTCTGGAGCTTTTGCCCGGCGAAAAACTCGAAGGAACCACCCCCGGCCGACCCAACATGAATTTCGACGCCTTTGTGCAGGCCGTCATCAAGCAGATCGGGATCGGGCTCTCAATTCCCTATGAAGTTCTCACGCAGCATTTTTCGTCGAGCTACTCCGCTGCACGCGCAGCAATACTTGAAGCGTGGAAGGTCTTCAAAGTGCGCCGGGCCTGGCTTGTGAGCGAATTCTGTCAACCCGTCTGGGAATGGGTGATAGCCGACGCCATTGAAACGGGCCTCCTCGATGCGCCCGGATTCGACGATCCACTGAAGCGTCACGCATACCTCACAACGCAGTGGTGCGGCACCGAAATGGAAGCCATCGATCCGCTCAAGGAAGCGAAAGCCAGCGAAACGGAAATCGCCATTGGCGTGAAATCACGTCGGTTCATTGTGGAAAGCCAGGGACGCGACTTTGATAAGCAGATCCAGGAGTATGAAGAGGAAAAGGATATCTTCGCTGATCCTGCAGCACAAAGCCAAAACCTGGACAAGCTGAATTCCGGGCAGGACCGTCCGCAATCTGCGGACAGCTGAAAGCTTTACAGCATAAGGATGCGCAGGGTATTCTTCGCCTTGCCTCTCACGAGAGTCTTTCTGGACTTCTCACTGCCCACCCCCTCGAAATCGCGCCCCCAACCACCCGGAGCCCCTCTCTGTCTTTTGCTCTAAGCTACATCACAAGCACCCCATGGGCCATCACCGAAGACTCGCTGCGGTCCATGATTGCCATTGCGAGTGAGCACGGATCAATCGAAGCACTTGAAAAAGTGCGTGGAGCGAGGGCCAAAAACACCGAGCGCGCGACAGTTCGCAGCGGGGTGGGCATCATCCCCATTCGCGGGCCACTTTTCAAACACGCAAACCTGATGACCGAGCACTGCGGCGCCACCTCTTATGAGACGGTGATGCGGGATTTTCATCAAATGCTGGCTTCCTCCGATGTCCGCAGCATAGTTTTCGACATCGATTCCCCAGGCGGCGAAGCCAATGGCACATCGGAGCTTTCCGATGCGATCTTTGCAGCTCGCGGCCAAAAACCTACGGCCGCCTACATCGGCGGAACCGGAGCCAGCGCCGCCTACTGGATTGCGAGCGCCTGCGACAAGGTCTTTGCAGCAGATTCCGCCATCGTTGGCAGTATCGGCGTGCAGCTCGCCCTCCGTAACGAAAAGAATGAAGGCGAAATCCGCTTTGTATCCTCGCAGAGCCCGCGGAAAAACCGCGACCCCGCGACCGAGGATGGCGCAAAGGACATTCAGACCATCATCGATGGCCTTGCTGAAGTTTTTATCGGCAAAGTCGCCAGAAACCGTGGCGTCAACCGCGCGGCCGTTCTTGAAAAATTCGGTCAAGGCGCTGTCTTCGTTGCCTCGGATGCACAGAGCCGCGGCCTTATCGATCAACTTTCAACGCTCGAAAGCGTCATCTCAACCCTTGGAGAACATCAATTGGCATCCGATCAGCCAATCACAGCTGAATTCATCAAAGAAAGCCATCCGGCCGTAGCCGAGCACTTCATGCAGCTTGGTGCCGAGCTCGCATTGGCCAAAGTCCTCGCCGATCAGAAGCGCTCGGAATCAATCAAGGCCATGGCCGAAGGACTCGTCTCAAGCGAATTCTGCCAGACCCTGATTTCAAGCGACATGACTGCAGCCGATGCAGCCATGGCCATCATTCAGGAGGCGAAGAAAAACCCGCCAAAGCCAAAAATACCCCCGAAAGTGGCGTTTGAAAGCCAGCTCGAAGGGCTCGACGCACCCCCCAAGGACCAGCCTTCATCCGCATCACTTGCCGAGCAGCAGGACTCGATTCTTGCTCTTGCCCAAAAAGTCGATGGCTTGAAAATTAAAGGAAACTAATGGACTTTAACCCTTCCTATCGGGTCGTGGACTCCTACACGCCCCGCCTGATCCATCGCGGGAACTTCCCCACCTACCGCGGATCAGTCACGATTGAACGAGGCCAGGTTTTAAAACTGGGCTCTGTGCTCGGCCGCAAGACTGAAAGCGGCAAGTACGTCCTTTGCAGCAAGACTGCCGATGATGGGACAACCGCCATCACGGACGGCAGCGAAAAGCCGGTCTGCATCCTGCAGGTCGACATCGACGCCACGGATGCAGATAAATTTGCACCTGTGTTCCGCACCGGATCATTTCTTGGCCTTGATCTTGTGCTTGGCAAGGGCCACACACTTGAATCAGTCGACGATGATCTCAGCCTGCGCTCCATCTACATTGAAAAAGGGGAGGACTGAAATATATGGCTCTTCCCATTTACGGCACCTTCTACCTCAACCGCCTGATCACGCGCATTGTGCCAAAGCCGAAGTTCTTTCTCGACCGCTTTTTTCCAACTGAAGTGCAGTCGACCAAGGAGGATGTTTATTTCGATGAAGCCCCTGGCGTCAAAGCCGGTATCGCACCCTTCGTGCATCCCCTTGTCGAGGCGCCCATGTTCCGTGAGCAGGGCTACCGGACCAGGTCCCTCCGTCCTGCTTACATCAAGGAAAAGACCGGACTCACCCCCGATCGCGGCAACGTCCGGATTGCGGGCGAGGCCTTCGGCGGCGAACTGACTCCGATGCAGCGCCTTGAACTTATGCTTGCGCGTGATGTCGCCCGTCTTCAGGAACGCTGGCGAAATCGTCTTGAACTCATGGCGGCCGAGGTTGTCAAAACCGGGCGGCTCACCATCAAAGGCGACGGAATCGACGCCGTCCTTGACTTTGAGCGTGCGGCAAGCCTTACCAAACGCCTCACTGGCGACAAGGCCTGGACGAACAAGGACCTTCCCATGCGTCAGCATTTTGAGGCGATCCAGCGGGAAGTTGCATCGCTCAACCTCGGCCAGACCCGGCCCTATAACGTCATCATGGGACCTGAAGCCTATGACCTCTTTGCCGCCAATAACGAGGTCAAAAGTCTTCTGAATGAAATGATCCGCGGAGCCGACCTGGAGCTTCAGATAACCCCGGGCATGCAGTCCTTTGAGAGCCTTGTGTACAAGGGTAAATTCGGCAACGTCCGTCTTTGGGTTTACGAAGCCATGTCGGATGATGGCAAGCTCTACATTGAACCAAAGCAGGCTCTCTTTTTCTGCGACAGCATCCAGGGCGTTCAGTTCTTCGGAGCCATCCAGGATCTCGACGCCAACCTGATGGCCCTTAAGACCTTCCTCAAAAGCTGGAAGATCGAGGACCCAAGCCAGCGCATTGTGCTTTTGCAATCGGCGCCCGTCCTTGCAACCTTTGACCCGAACACAGCCTGCCTTCTCAATGTTGCCTGAAACGGACGAGGGATTTGAAGCAGAAGGTAGACCTTTCGTCGGCACGCTGACTTCGTTTGATTTGCCTTCCGAGGCCGGTACGCCCGGGCTTCTGACCCGGGTCCATCGCCTTCTCATAGGTGACGAGGTATCAGACGGACTTTCGGACAAAGCCATCATCAGGCGCACGGCAAATGGCGAATCGTTTGAGATCAAAACCCGGCTGCGATCTGGCGTCGGCCTTACGGAGCTTGATCTCGCGCAGATCGAATCCTCACCTTTTGAGAGAAGCTTTTGAACGATGATCTTCCGCTGATTCGCATAAGGACCGGGATCGAAGAGTGCCTCGCCCGGGCACTGCCCGACTTCAAGCGGTTCAATGCGCGGGTGACAAAGCTCTCTGAAGCGGATCTGCCCTGCCTGAACCTCTACTTTCACCGGGATCGTCTGGTTAAGAATCAGAATCTTCACGATGACAGGGAGGTTCGCTTTGAAATCGAAGCGTGTTTCAAGGCGCATTCTGATGCAGAGAGT